AAGGGGCGTGTGATCTGCGTCTCAGGGAGAGAAGAGTCTGGAAAGGCAGGGGGGGTAGAATTAGACGCTAAAAAAACGCCCTGCGAGCGTGATCCCTTGCTTGAGTTGCATCGTTTACAACAGGCCACCATATTTTCAAGGCTTATCGGATCTCCTCCGGCTTTGATGCTTACTATGTGATCTACCGTATTAGCATCCTGACCACAATAGGCGCACGTGTATCCATCTCTAGCTAGTACTACTAACCTAACTCGCTTGTAATCACGGCTTACCCTTGGATCGTGTCTACCTCTTACCATCTAGTAATGCCCCTTAGCGTTATGGTAATCAAGCGCCTTGCATGGAGTGGAGTGTCGCTTGCTTATGTACTTGAGTCCTAAGTCTATTTGTTTATATGGATCATGCTCTTTTAGTTTAAGTAGTTGAGGTATGCCATACGCTGAGGACTTAGGATTATTAGCACGTGGATCCCATTGTGACTCTCTATTCCATAGGATCTCTAAACATCTATACTCTTTAGCATTTAATAACTTTATATGTGCGTAAAGTTTGTAGTTTTCTTTATCTCTGTTTGTACTTACCGCTATCGCATTTGTTGTATTGCTAAATACAAATAGCGCGGCCAATAGCACCAAGCATCGCTTGCGAGCTATCCGCCTCAGCGGCTCGCCCACGAGCATGGAGCGTAGCCCATTAGTCAAATACCTGTAAAGTATGAGCGTACTTTTGGGCGTGTCCCACACCTTACTAACACGTGTGGATAACTTATGTGGATAACTATTACGCATCTTTACCCCATCCCGTACCCTTAAAGCTGATACCCGGCGCGTGATATATCTGCCTCATAGCAAGGTTGCAGCAATATGGCGTAACGTGCTCGGCTATCTTTTCTACCGTTTCATATCTGATATTGCAGCTAATACACTCATACTCATACGTCGGCATCTTTAACGTCCTCCATTAGCACTATGCCCATAACACCGCATTTAACGCATTGGAGCGTTTTAACGTACGGGGGTAGGTTATCGGTTACGACTCTTTCAATATGCTCAGTAATGCGAGCGCATAGACGGCACTTAGTTTTATACGTCGCCATAATTGGACCTCTTTAGGTATTGCATTTCAAATAAGCTCGATCGAGGTACCCAATAGTTATTTTGGTGTGGATGCTTGTAACGCGGTTGTTTGGCCATATGTACGGGCATCCATCCGAGTAAGACGTAAACCGGGCTAAACCCTGTAACCAATACGGCTACATCGTTAGGCCTACCCGGTCCGCGATTTTGTAATATTAAATGGCCGTTAGTGTGTTTGGTCCATTTAACCTCGATATTTTCGCCTACGTCTGCCGTATCGTGGCCATTATCAATCGATGGGATAAACCCGTAATCGCCAAAATAATTAGCTACGGCGATCTCGGCAGCGGCGGCTTCGGACTCTTGCCATACGAGCTCATGCCAGTTTACGTATTTTTGGCCAAAATTACTCGCATCCTGTACCTCGGCATTACGTGTAATAGTGCGCTCCAACCCCACTCGATGAGCGGTAATCTCCTGAGAGCGATCGAGCACTACTTTAGCTACGCGCGACATTGTGCACATAACCATATTACGATTTCGCCGGCTACATCTCGATACGAAAACCCGCCTAGCGCGGTCTGCCATGTACCGCATTCGTCGCATTGTTTGGCCGCCACTACGGTCATCTCGCCGTCATCGTGGATAGTCGTAGCTAGTCCATCTTTGATAAAGGTTAACTCGCCCATTATATTTTCATCCGATCCGCGCACGGCTTACAAATAAATACAACTAAACCATCGCGACGGTCGTACTCGTTTGTTTGCGTAAAATCGTCACACTCGGCGCAATTTTCTACGCCACCATATCCGCTAAAACTGTATTGGTGAGTCCCAAGCCCGGGCCATATATCTTTACCGTTAATTGTCATACTTGGGGTTTCCATTTTCCATCGGATCCGAGTACCTGCCATACCGGGTTACATTGATTAGCTCGTATGCGCTCGGTGCACTTATACGCGGCCCAAGGCTTGCCCGTGCTCTTAGCCGTACCCTCGGCCCAAATCATTGTCCCATGAGGGCATCGTGGAGACTCGGCCACAATCTCGCCTCCTAGGTTTTTACCAATCTCTAGGATGCCGCTCGCCATCGTGGCCATATCCTCGATCGAGGCCTTAGTACTCCACGGGTCCGAGTCTGCCGGTAGGTTTTCTACCTTTTCCATATCCTGCACCGTAGGCCTCGAGTTATGCTCGAGACTTGGAGTTAAAAGTCCTATGCACCTTCCGTAGGCGGAGGTAATTGTGTCCTCTATAAACCATTTTTTCATATTGTTTGGATAAGTAGAGACGTTACCAAAAGCGTAATCGACGGCACTTGGTACCGTGTCCTCATACTCTCGATACGCCTCAGCTTTAACGAGGATTGTGCCGGCGATAATATCTATATCCTCGATGTAGGCCACTAATCGCCCGGATGGAAACTCTGATCTAAAGCGCTTAATACGAGCGTTTACGTCCTCGTAGTTATCTAAAAACCCCATTAGATTAGCTCCTTTTCGCGTAGAGCTTGAGCGATAGCGCGACCGCGTATAAAACCCTCGCCGTGCCCTTGTCGGTATCCGATCGAGTATCCGATCACCATAAACATAAAGCCCATGCCCACGGCAAAAAGCCCGATTAACATATCTAAACTATTCATTATTAGCCCTTTGTTAAGGCCGATCAAGCTACTAACCGAGTAGCCCTCTCAGCGTTTGTAGTATCAGTATGAGGGCTATTTGTCACAAATGAAAGTATGAGGCCTCTTGGCGTGTCGCTATTTGGCTAGTCGGTCCTCGAGCAAAATCTCGTAAATCTTATCCACGCGCTTTTCGATGCGCTCAACGCGCCCGGCTAGGTTATGTCCGCCGTTGCCGTCCGGCTTTAACTCGGCTAAATAAAACTTTACAAAGTGACGGATGAGCCCAGCTCCTAGCCCCAAAATAGTAAAGCTCCCGAGGGCAATACCAACTACGAGCTGAGCTCTTTCCATTACTTAGCGCCTAGCCCTAGTTGCTTTTCGCTAGGTTGTAGCGCCTTGAGTAGTGGCCCGATTAGCCCGGCGATAAACGCGTTAGCTAATACTTTTGGATCTGTAATGCCGGACATATATAAAGCCGCTACGGATGCGAGGGATGCTCGCGCGTATGACTTTGCCGCCGCTATTGCTTGCTCTTTCATTTGTTGCTCCTTAGTGCCCTTAAGGATTTATCTAACTATAAACCTAAAGTAGAGATAAGAGCCCTAGCCTTGGCCGCTGATACCTCTACCTCAAAATGCATCTCGTCCGCTCTACTCTGAAAGTCCCCGCCCCACTTAAGGCCGTATTTCTTAGATAGCGCCCGGATCATGGGTACCTTTTCAGCGGGAAACGTGCCTACCTTGCCGAGTGGATGCTTAGTCGCATTAAGATCGATAGCCGTACCGGATGAGTGACACGATAGGCGATCAGTAGATCCGCGTACCATCCTAAAAGCGTAGCCCCAATCGTCAAAGGTACCCTCATCGATCGGCTCAATTAGCTCGTGAAACTCCGCAGCAAAAGCGGCTAGTAACGGGCCCACGCTACTAGCGCACTTTAGTTTACGATCCGTACCTTTTACCGAGTAGGACTTTATATCGATCTCGTTTGGATCTTTAGATGCAAGGTATCCGTTATAGCTGCGGAGCATTTAACGCCGCTTGCTGCTCGTCGTAAGTTGCTTTTAGCATCGCCACGGTTGAGCCGTCCTCGCGTTGAATAATCGCCTGAGTCTGAGTTTCCTCACCGATAATAACTTCAATAAAAGATACTTTGTCTATCATAACTCCGCACTCCATCCAATGTAAGAAGCATTTGCCCCCGACGAGGCAATAGCGTAATAGGGTCTAAATTGTGTAAGCCCGGATGTAACTCCAGCGATACCAAAAATCTTTTCAGATCCAGCGGAAAGAGATACGGTTGGAGTAAATACGTTTACACCATCAAAGAAACGAATGTTTGCAGACTCTACCGATGTCGGCGTAACACGCATTGTGACGGATGCATTTATCCACATATTTGCCTGAGTAGTTGCTATTGCAAAACCTGTAGGCATCATCGCATCTGACGAGGAGTTAGGGTTTGTGATGCGGTAGTAATAACGCTGACAAGCTGCTAACTCCGCTTGGTAATTTGATGTATTAGGACTATACGCACTTGCTGAGGATGCGATCTCTAGCTGCACTCCTGTAATCTCAAAATAATCCGCGGCTCCTGCGGTGCCTGTTGGTACATAGTTAAAGTCCGTTGCTATTTCAGTAATATTAGAGGCAATTGATCCCGAAACTGTAAAACGTTGCCAAGTTGTAGTAAGTGTTACGTTACTTGTTAAAGGTGTGGCTAGACCTGTATATCCTGCACTTCGTACGTTTTGATCTGTACCTGTACCAGTAAAAACGTTAGTGGTAAGTAATGAGGAGGTAGAGGAAAAATTAGCACCCTTACGAGCATAAAAAGATAATGTAACTGTTTTACCTGCATACTGTAAGGAATTTAACGTCTCAAAAGATTGAGTGAATGGGATGCTACTTACGTCAGTACTACCGCTATTACGTTGTACTCGCGCGCAATATTGGATAAAAGGTAAATTAGTAGTATCTCCGGTTGCTTGGCGGCTTACTGTGCCTTGTCCACCTGCATATAAAAACCATCGATCGGCGGTATAAGCTCCACCACCGCCGCCGCTTACGGATGTACCGCGCTGCCAAACGTTAAACGCTGAGTTTAATACGCCGTTTTTACCTGCAACGTTAGTAGATCCTGCGCTTGCCGTTGCCCACGCTAAGCCCGTAGCTGCCGTTGAGTCTGCCGTTAATACTTGGCCGTTAGTACCTACCGCTAAACGTGAAAACGTATCGGCCGCGGTACCTGCAATTAAATCACCTTTAGCATCGATAGCCGTCGCCATTGAGTTAGTAACCGTTACATCGCCTGACGTGCCTCCGCCGCTAATACCTGTACCCGCGGTTACGCCCGTAATATCGCCGGGATTTGGTGAGGTCCATGTGTAATCGAGATCCGTATTAGATGCTTTAGCTAATACCTGTCCCGTAGTACCGCCCTTAAGATCGACGAGTGAGGCATCGATGGAGTCGCCTAGAGCCTCGATAGCCGTCGCGCCATCTTTAACAAGGTCGGTCGAGGTCGGTACGGGCCAATTAAAATTGGGGGTTACGGTTGCCATTAGGTTAGTCCTCCATATGCGTTTTGCCAGATTAGTGTAGCGTTTACACCTGTCCAAATTAGGTTAGCCGGGCTCACCGTGTCCCATTGTGGCGCAACGAGTGAGAAATCGGTAGGGCTTAGGGTAAGAGTTAGGTCCACAAATTGAGGCGTAGCTCTAATAGCAAACCCCTCTACAAAGCCGTTAAATGATCCGTTAAACATATTAATCGGTAAATCGTTGAGTACTACGGGTTGGCCAAAAAATACATCGATAAGTTTGTCGCGCTCAACATCGGGTAACTCGGCGTTATCGAGTCTAAAGGTAATGCTCTGTAATTGCTCACGTGGGATAGCCCGGAGTCCTAACTCACGATCCATAACATCGTTTACGTCGCTTAGGTTATGCAAATTGCTACTTACGCTCCTCTGATATCGGCCGTAATTGGCGATCGATGTAGCATCCGTCGCCGTTGCTTGATTAGCGTAATTATTACCGTAGTTATATACGAGCGAGTTACGGATCTTGCCTATTTGTAGGATGGACTTAACGCTTATAGGAGTAGCGTAATTAGCCGATAAAGTCGTATATCCGTTAGCCGATAGGTAAGCCGTGCGATGGTCTGCATCGGCGTAACATACGCGGCCCTCTTTATCCTCGTAGAGTTGCCCTAAGGCGCTCTGTGCAATTTGAGCGCATAGGTTATAACTACTAAACGGATCGGCCGAGCGGCTAATCATCTCGTATAGGCCCGGCGTATCTATCTCACCTAGTCCTACGTTTTCGGCATTAGCCCAGGTAGTTGTAGGGTCATATGCTGACCATTGTAAAGCCGGTGCCACCTCAAACCATGAGTTAATTAAAAGCTCGTTAAGTATGTCGTAGATTTGTGTACCGTCATAGGTTTTAGCTAATGCATCGGGAAATAGAGCCTTAGTCAATTTGGCCAAGGATCCTACGGCCAAAATATTACCGATTGTTATAAACCCAAACTCCTCGGGGCTACGTACGGAGATACCAAAATCGGACACCTCACCGCCAAAAACGGGTACATATACGCCGGCGCTATTCTTAAGCTCGAGGGTTAGGCTATCGGTTACGTCAATATCAAAAGCCGTATTATTAACGTTTACAATATCCATACGAGCATAGCCGGCGTTGCATTGTAAATCGATATCAGCTCGGCCGGTATCCATCGTTACGCTTAAAACGTTATCGTAAACCGTAGTACCTACAATTATCCGCCACTCAGGCAACCATGAGCTCATTGTATGTAAACGCCCGTATCGCGGTTAGTCGATGTGCCTCTGTAACTCGATTGATTAAAAATATCCTCGACGGCTCGAGCGATAGCCTCGGGATCTCCTACACCTGTATTAACGGTAATTGTAACGTTTGTATTACGGTCGAAAGCGCCTACGGCATCGGAGTTAAAAGTACTACCGCCCTCGTTAAGTCTAAACTCACCTGCATTAAATGGATTAATAGCGCCACCCGCATAAGAATTAACTAGAGCATTAAAAGCCCCTGAGTCCTCTACGGTTTGGAAAGTATCCGTAACCTTTTGGGCAAAATACTTAACCGCATCCTCAGCCTCTTTTGCTTTAACATCTGCAATAGTCGCAGCTGCTCCGCCCGGTGTCCCCGGTGTATTGCTGCCTCCGCCTCCGCCTCCGCCGGATGTGCCTCCGGTGCCTCCTTTACCCAAAAGGTTTAGATATTCTTGCAGAGCCTTTAACCGCGCTGCATCTGCCGCAGCTTGAGCCTTGGCGATCCGATCGATCATCGATAGCTCGACCTGCTCACGTAAAAGAGCTTGAGTCTTTATAGCGCTTGTTGTATTGCTTAAAGATGCAAGGCGAGCGATCTCGGTTAATTGGATCTGTGTACGCTCGGAGTATTGCTCTTTAGCTGCCAAGGTACCCGCTGCAACGATAGCGGCGTTGTATTTCTTAAACGCCTCCTCACGTGCTAACTCCTTATCACCCTCGGCCATCTTGCTATCGTTAATAACCTTAAGCTCGGCCAATAGGCGATTGTTAAGCTCGCTGAGAGTAACGTCGCTAATCTCTTTGATACCGGCTAATTTTGCTAGGTCCGCGTTTTTCTGAAACGCTGCAATTTCTCCGATTTTCTTTAGAGCGAGCTCGCCGTTGTCCTCCTCGATAGCCTGTAAAGCCTCGAGGCGTAGGATTGTTTCCTTATCATAAGTAGCGCGTAGAGCTGCCGCGATGGAGATACGAGTGCTATCAAATACGGCCGCGGCTTTTGTTAAAGCTAGTTTATTTTTTTCAGCGATAGCCGATTTCTTTTGGAGGGCTAATAACTCCTTTTGGCGCTTAGCTGCATCGGCCTCGGCCTTGGCCCGAGCCTTGGCGTTAGCTGCCTCTTTTTGTGCGTTATAAATATCGGCATAACGTCCGCCGTATTGTTTATCGCGACCCGTTACCTTACGTCCCTCTGCCGCTAAATCCTCAACAATACCGGGCCAACTACCGACGATAGGTATTAACTGTAGAAAATCAAAGCCTCCACCCATACCGCGTAAGCCGTCAAACTTAGAGAGTAATTTATCCAAATAACTAGCGGCACCGACTAAAGCATCCGAGGCCGTTTGGCCAAACTTTTCCATGGCGCTAGTCGCGCCCTCGATACCGCCGTCACCTGCAAGGAGAGCAAACGCCTCGACTAAACCCTTACCTATAATCTCTTGCATATTGCCAAAGCTCACCGTAAGGGCTGCCATCTTGCCCTCGTATGTATCTAAACGAGCGGCATTTTGTCCTGAAAATTGAGCGTTTAATAATTCTTGTATCTCGTTAAAGCCCTTACCTGCGAGCTCGGCTTTTGTAAGTCCTAAACGATATTTACTAAGTCCTTTAGTATTGCCTACATATGCGGCGGCTAGATCGTTAGCGACCGTAGTTACGTCCTCACCGCTGCCGGCTGCAACATCTAAGGCAAGGGCTAACATCTTTTGAGACTTTTCGACCGATCCCGTCGTCGTCAAAAGTGCGCTAAAGGCCGGACGTAAAACGTCATCGGATACGTTAGCGGTTTTTTCTAAGTCGGATATAAACTTTGTAATGCGAGTATTCTCAAAACCGAGCCCTAGGTTATTCACCGTGCGGGTTAATCGGACCGCTGCCTTTTCATCCTCGGCAAAAGCCTTAACGGATGCTTTACCAAAAGCTAAAATAGCGGTAACACTAAACGCGGCCCCTATAGCTTTACCTAAGCCCTTGATGCCTTTCTCAAAGCCGCCGATTTGTTTTTCACCTTTAGCAAGGGCCTTACCGTCCCACGTAGAGACGGCACTTACGACGAGACTTGGTAGATTTCTCATTATGCGGCCTTATCGTAACGGCCTTGATTAAAGGCATTTATAGTATTTTCTATAGCCTTAATTACCGAGGCCTGTACCTTGCCTTGATCCTCTGCCCAAGCTCTAAAGATCATACGGCCACGGTTTTCGCGACCATCTCCATATAGAGGGCCCATACGACTAACAAAATTAGCACCGGCTCCCGGGTTATTAGATTTACTCTTAGGAGATCCACCCGGGTTAGTACGTCCGGCCGTCTCATAAATCGCACCCGAGGCAGACTTATTAGCGATGTAAAACATAGCCCTAAAACCATTTTTATTTCGCTCACTTGGAGCAGCTGAGTAATAGATACCTTTACGTGCTGCCTCGGCATCGTATAAGGGAAAACGGCGTAAACTTCCCTCACTATCTAGAGTCCTAAAAGTAGAGTTACGAGCCGTAATCTTTTTACCTACGGTGCCCTCGTCCCAATTATAGAGCCCACCCGGAGCGGCGGTCGGTGCATAACCTCGCGCCTTATCCCGGATAGGTACCATAATCCCTTTAATTTCTTTATTCATCTCTTTTAGTAGCTCGGGATCTATTTTACGGATCGCGCGTAGAGTCTCTTTAACGCCTTTTAACTCTACGGACATTTTTAGACTCCTCCGCTTGCTCGTTTAATACTTTTACTAACATCTTAAACATCTCAGTATCGAGATCGAGTACCGCTTGAGGCGGGATCTGTAAACGTATTGATAGCAACGCTACCAAATGCGTAACAGAGTCCCGCCCTAGCTTAAAGGCTCGTCGTCTAATACCTCGACTTTTTTTAGACTATCGAGAAACTCGGCGCCAAACATTTTTACGTTTTCTCCGGATGTGCGTAGGCACTCCCAAGCTAACCAATATACGTCGCTTTGTTTTTCGTCATCTCTAAAGGCTTTGTGAAAACCTTTTTTAGCGTAGAGCTCAAAGGCGTACTCGATGCGTGGAGTAATTTGGTGCTCTGTTACTTCCCCGGTAGCCCTTGTTATTTTGAGTCGTGCCATTTGATTGCCCCTTTTCTAGTTTGTTATGGTGTTGTGTCTACGACGATTACGGAGTTGCAGGTAAAGGTAATACTCTGAGTAGAGATATCGCCTACCGCTCCATTAATATCGGTTGTATTATTTACTAATACTGTTGTCTGATATTCAGGGTTAGTAGCTGATACGGCCGCACTAGTTTGCTTAAGAGTAAGCGGTACTGTCGTACCAAATGCAGCTTGTAGAGTCTGCAAAACTTCACCGGTAGCGGTGTCATTAAGAAAATCTAGCGTTACGGTTGAGGTTTCCAATCCACGAGTGAAACGTCTCGCGTTATCTCCCATGGCCGTGACCTCAAGCTCCTCAAAAGTACGGTTAATAGTTGCGCTAGTTACGTGATCTGAGAGATCGACCGAGTTAAGGGTTACGACCACTCCATTACTTAAGAATATGGCCATGGCCTATTCCTCGCTTTCGGTTGTTGTTGTTGTTTCGGTTTTTACTTTTGCTACTTTGACCGGAGCGGGCTCGTCTACGATCTGCCCGATCTTTCGCAAAAACTTTAGGTCATCCTCTGTATATGCCATTGTTTACTCCCAGCTGCTTAGTATTGAGATATTTACGTCTACCGTTAAAAGGTCGCCGCTCTGTACGGTTAAAACACTTGGAGCGCTAACGCTGCCAATATTCATTACGATACTTGATGCGGCTAGTTTATTAATGACCGCCACTACCATCGTCTCGATGCCTTGTAAATTGCCTTGATTGTCGTACATAGACACGTTACAAATAACGCGAAAGTTTGCTAAAGGTGAGATAGATACATACTCGTTATTACTTGGAGTGATGTAAGGATCTGACGGAGATACGATCACGGAGTTAGCCGTAATAGTAGGAGGCGGGTACGCGTAGGTATTCCATACGTTTGGATTAGATAACGCCGCAGCTAGTGAGGCGCGTAGAGTAGTAATGGCCGCGGTCATTGTGCTACCCGATCATGCTTAAAGGATTTTGATACCCGGCGATAAGCCCGCGGATTTTCCCGATCATGCTATTACCCATCCGATACGGTGATGGACTAAATCCGTCGATCGATACGCCCCCGGTTTGGCTGACCTGCCTCGCTTGCCAAATATCGACGGCGAGGATCATCGCGGCCTCACGTACGGCCGGCGTAGATGCGTAGGCTTGAGTCTTTGTATCTGCGCCTATTGCTTGGCCATAAGGTAATACACGAGAAAAGTTAATATTAGCGTTTGTCTTAGCAAACTGTATAAAGCTATAACCCTGCGGCCAATTCCACGCGTAGTTATTCCAAACGATCGACGGGATGAGATTAGTAGTCCCGGCGCTCCATGGCATAGTCCCGGTAATTGTGTAAGTGCCGTTAAAGGTTGAGCCGCACCCACTCAAGGTTACGCTCTGCCCTGTAGTAAATATTGCAGGGTTAGCGATCATTACCGTAGCTACGTTATTTTGCAGAGTTGTACCTACTACGGGAGCGGATGCAAACCATAAAAATTGATTGAGAAGATCCTGCGCCGTTTGGCAAACCTCCTCGACCACGGCAGAGCTATATAGATTTTCGATACCTAGGTTAGAGCGTAGCTCGGCCTCGGTTACGTATGTAGCTGCCATGGTGTCCTCCTCTTAAAGTGTTAAAGGCCGGGAGGGCTCAAAGGGCTAAGAGCCCTCCCGACTACTAGGGTCTATCTCAGGTTAGGTTGTATCGGACGAGGCCCTTAGGCATCTTTACGATTGTTGCCATAAATCCATAAATGGCGACCTGTACCTGTAGGTTAGATACGACGTTTACGCTCATGTATGCCTGAGGTGAGCGGTATACCGTCATAGCCTCCGGTGCAACGATAAACGCTGAGTCATCGATAGTTGTAGATACCATTTGGTGATCCACGTATAGATCCAAGCCGAGGACGTTGCCGCGGATACTTGTAGGTGTGGATAGGCCGCCGCTATTCATAGGTGCGGAGGCGTTATAAATTGGTCGCCCGGTACTATCCGTCGCGCCCATCAAAAGTGACCACTGGGATGGCCCAGCTACGTAATTCTTAGCAAAGTAGCTCGTATTCTTGTAGATATTCGCTGACTCTGTAGATACGTAAGAGATGATACCGGCGCTAGTTGCAGCTACGGCGGTGCCCTGTACGCCACCGGCTACTACGTCTGCGATTACCGCAGCATCTGTAGCTAGTGAGTAAGCGCGTTGCAGTTGATTAGTTAGCTCTGCATAGAAATTAGGATCTGATCTCTCGAGGAGCTCTACGCTGAGCGTATTCATGCCCGCGTACTTCTTAACTGTCCCGCTCAAATATTCCGTTACCATCCCGGTATTTTGTACCGCTCCGGCCTCGGCCTCTACTGTTACAACAGGTGCCACACCATTACCGCCGCCCGCTGATGTAACGAGTGATGGGATTTGGATAGTCATACCTGAGTTAGGCAAGGTGCCAGAGCTCAAAGCATTAATCATAGGTGTATCAAAGTTAGTATTAGATACAAACTCTGTTAGATACTGTGTAGGAGAAAATGCAGGGTTTGTAGTAAAGCTATCATCCGCTGCGGTTACGTATAGCTTTGATGTGTCATCGCCTAGAGCAGCTTTAATCTTGTGCTCTGTATATGATGCCATCGATGTAATCGGTGTACGTACTCGCTGAGAGTCTAGTACGGATGGACGGATAATCTTACGAGCAGCCTCGACCTTTTCAGCCTCGACCGGTGCATCTACCGGGGTTTCCTCCGGTGTATTTTCAGGGGCTGTAGTCACGGCCTCCTCCATTTCTGTTTCGGTTTCTTTTTCGATCTCTACGATAACCGTATTAATCGTTGTAGTTTTTTCTTTCATGCTTGTACTTGTCGCGGCTTCGAGCGCTGCTCGCGCTGCGGCAATATCAGTAACGGAGGCGCTAGAAAAGGCCGCGCTCTCTACGAGGCTTACCTCTTTGAGGACCGCCGCCGTAACTAACAGGTAATCCCCCATAGGCTTAGAGGCCGTTACTTCGACCCCTACGGATAAGCCGGATACTAGGTTTTCCTGAGCTAATACGAGCGCATCTTGTCCTCGAGTGCTACTCGAAAGCTTAAACGATCCGTACACGCCCTCTGTAGAGTCACTAAACGAAATAGCGCGACCTACGGGCTTATCCTGTTGATGTTGTGATAGTAATTTAATTTTAGTTGCATCCGGGATAGCAATAGAGCCGCGCTCGAAAACTACCGGACCGGCAGACGTGTAACCGACCTCGCCATATGGTGCAACGAGTCCGGATACGATGCGCCGCTCTGTATCGGCGGCTTGGATTTCTTGGCTAAACGTTAGTAGCACTTGCATCTCCTAGCGGTGTTAGTTGCTCCATTGAGCGAGCTTGGTTTACATCGATTAAATCTAGATTTAGCATCTTTTCGATAATATCTAAACGATCTTTAGCATCTGCACGTAAAAACGTGTCGTCTACCGCGAAGCGTACTTGATTTTGAGAATTGGTTATATCATTCATGCTTAACCTGTCCTCAATCGCGCTTATGTAAGGCTGCAACGAGTAAGCAACAAACTCACGGCGACCGTCTAAAATATTTTGGTATGTCATTGAGTTATTCATGTCCGCAGAGATGTAATAGGCCGGTACGTTCATCGCGCGCGCAATTTCTGTAGCAAGGTATTGGGAGAAATCTACATAGCCCATGTCCTTAGGTGAAAAGCCGATATTTTCTACGGATAAAGTGCTCGTTAAATATGCGGTACTACGATTTTGGCGAGCGGCTTTCCATCCTGCGAGGATGCCTTGGATCTGCGCCTCGGGTAAATCTGCTCCGTTATTTTTTAATACTGTTGTCGCCATTGGCGTATTAGCACTTACCGCCGCTGCCTTTTGTACATCGTACGCAGCTCTAATAGTTGTACTAGCGCTCTGCAATACACCAGGTAGCAACGATTGAAAAGTAACTAGAGATCCGATACCACCCATTGGTACGATCTCGCCATCTACAAAATAATCCTTGACCTCTGTACCGTATTGATTAGTCGTATATGTAACTCGATTATTAGCTACCCACTCAAAGCCGCTAGGTCGTCCATCGTCGGCATACAAACTCGTTACGCGCCAATAGGCCACCGAGTAGAAAATTAAACTATCGACCGTCGCGCTAATAGTTACGCTACGAGGTTGGCGAATATCCGGTTGCTCTAACCAAATAGGGGAGCCTAACTTTTCGCCTGTAGATTTTTTATAGAGTGCTAAATCAATAGATGAAATAACACCGGCGATTAAATTACGGCAACGTGCAACGCTAGCTACTTGTAAAGCAAAATTACGATCAATACCAATACCGTTATATCCGTATGCGCTATTAGTATTAAATGATCCATAGCCGTAAGTAGTATCCATTACGGCGGGTGCGTATTGCGCCTCGATAGCCGGTTTATCGGCTGCCTTTAATCCAAGCGTTTGTAGTAATCCCATGGGAGCAATTTTCCCAAAATGTCAAGCATAAAACAGGTTTTAACCGGCGTGTCTTACATATAGATTTTGGCCTCGCCTATTGGTTGGTTAAGGATGTGTACGCACATACTTACGCCAATAGCAATATCGACCGGTCCTGCGGATTTACGCCTCACGATACGCCACGAGCTATCGGACTCTTTAGATGCACAATTCGCAAAATGTGAAACGAGCTGATCTTGGCCCGAGTGCACGAGCCTTTTATTAGCTAAAGCCTCGTAGAGATCCCCTGAGGCTTGATACCCCTTTTGGCCTGAAATATCGGTTATATGGATGCCATTAATCTCGAGGCGTTTGGCGATTGAGGCGGTAGTGTATTTGTCATAACAAACCGTACGCGGGTAGTAATCCTTACACCATTTAGCAATATGATCGGCCATATAAAGCTCGTCGATAGATACGTCCGAGTGAAATACCTCAAGCACCGCCACGCCGATACGGCCATCGGGTAGGACTTGGCCCATGACGAGAGATCCATCGCGCCTCGACGGTGCCACGTCAAAAGCAAAAATAGTAAGCGGTCCCGGTGACATATTTAGCGTTACATCGCTTGCATCCTCAACGGCCATATGTGGCCAAGGTGAGGCCGTACTTGAAATCCATTGACATAACATCTCGGTTTTAGTCGTCTCTACGGGTTGAGTCGCTACCGCTTCCTCGAGCGCGGCCTCGGTGACGGTGTATCCGAGTGCCGGGTTTGCCATGGCCCACGCATTGCGATCGGTTATCTTGGCAAATTGTGGAGCTGAGTACTCGTAAAATCCAAACGTCTCAGGTGGGAAACTCATCGCTCGCTCGCGTAGATCATTAAGCACCGTACTAAAAGCATCACCGGCGTTAGAGGTTAAAAGGGTTTGCGAGTTAGGACGTGCGCGGGTAGTTGGAGTCGCAGCTCTAAAACCCTCCTCGGATATCTCTCGTACCTCATCGATGTAGAGCAGGTCTGCCGTACGGCCACGTGAGCCGTCTCGGGTTGCAGCTACAACATCAAGGCGAGCGCCCGATTTCATCTCGATACTTTCGGTACCGTTAGCGAAACGTATTTGGCGCACCGCTTGACTTAGCTCGCTAGAGCCCTCTATCGCATAGGCCACTTGCCTAAAGGTGTCCAAGGCCATCGATCTATTAGAGCTCATAATAATTACGTTTTTAGATCCAAATAAATAGAGATGCGCAAGCATCATCATACGCGCGAGGTGAGTCTTACCCTGTTGGCGTGCGCAGAGCACCAAATTAGTTTTTCTAATAAACATCCCGGCCTCGTCTATAGAGGTCATATCCCGGATTACAAAGTCTTGCCATGGCAAAAGCGGTAGGCCGATACTCTCGGCTAGCTCTGCAACCTCATCGCCACGATTAGGGCCCTTGATATAAGGGCTATGTAATCGAGGCTCTGTAGCCCCAAGGCGAGGCGGTTTAGTTTGGTCCATATCCTTACTCATCCTGCCCCGGTTGTCCCTTGCACGGACCGGCTAGGACCGTAGACGTGGTTATCGGGGAGATATTGGATTGAAAGGCAGGGGGGGTGGCCTGTC